CTGCACCTCCATCTGCGCCATCTGCTGTTCGGGCGACGGGCCTCGTGGTTGTGCATCTGCCGGGTTAGTCAGGAAAGATTCAACATCCTTAAATCCCATGTTCTCGATCATCTGAGCGCCGAGGTTGTACAGGTTCTGCTCGTTGACGATCGATAAACCACCGGCCATTGCCTGGGATGCAAATTGCGTGAGCTGTGCGAGCTGCATTGCCTTCTGGTCCCGGTTGCCGTGGCCCAGCCCAACTGAAACAACACAATCCATCTTGTCGCGCCACATGTCAGGACGTACCGGAACCCACTCTTGTCTGAGCATGATCACACGCTCTTTATCCTGGTGTTTAGATACCAGTTCGTAGATAAGTTCAGCCAGGCGCTTAACACCTGTCTCTGCAAAGACTCTGGCGATGAGTTCTACACGCTGCTGTGAGGCAGACATCACCTGGTTGACTGCGGTAGCGGTGGTATGGGATGTAAGGGCGTTGTCGTCCAGACCCTGGCTCATACGGGAAACCCCGGAGCGTTCTTCTCGGATCTGGTCGAGGTACTGCATCATCTGGAAGACGTAGGGCTGTAACTGCGGAGTTGGCAGCGGCTGTACTGCGCCCTGTGCTTTAACGCGAACAATGCCCCCTGGCCTGGACGTGAGCAAATCGTCTAAGTTGCACATTCCTTCCTGTACCGCGACCCGACCGGAGTTCTGGAGGTACATGTTGTCTAGGAGCGAACGCATCAGAACGGTCTTAATTTCTGCCAAATCTTCTACTTGGTCGGTGATCGACATGCCCACGATCTGATGCGGCAACGGCGTTGGCGTCAGCGTTGCAAACGGAATGGTGTCAGCCGGTTCGTTGTCTAGGATCTGACGACCGGCGTAGAAGACGCGGCGTAGCTCGTTAATACCGTCACCGTCGTAATCGACCTTCAGGTATGCCTCATTCACCCATACTTCACGGCTCGGGCCGACATCTTCGTTATCCCAACGAGAGTAGGCTGACGAATCAAACGAAAAACGTGTATCACGTTCCTCATTAAATCCTAACTGATCATCACTGCCGATTTCTTCTTCGTTGACGTCGTAGCCCATCTCACGCAGTTCACTCAGCGTCATCTTGCGACGATGGCAGACGAACCGTGCGTCGGCTACGTTCTTGGCTTCGGTCGAGATCAGGAATTCTTCAGGCGGTACGTTGTCGATCTTGACCCGGCCCTTTTTGGCGTGGCGGGTGATAGTGACATCGTGCAGAACTTCCGCAAGCGACATTTCTTCTTCTGTTTCTGCTTCTACTTCTTCTTCATCACGTTTTTCTGTGTGTTCGAGGACTTCAACATCGTCGCTTGATATAAGCGCTTCGAGTTCAACATCCGTCAGGTCGTGGTATTCCTCACGATCCCAGCGATCGGCATCATCCCACCAGCATTTCACAATGCCCAGCTTTTGAATCAGCGCATCAGATGCCCAAGTAAGGAAAATGTTGAACCAGTTGTTGTCACGGGTGAGGATGTAGTTGACGTAATCGGTTGACTGCTGTGCGCCTGCTACGTCTTCTGGACCTTCGGGGGTGAATCTAACGATCTCGTCCGATGAGGCAAAGATCCGCATGAGTGAAGGCTTGATCCATTCGATGGTGTCCATCACAGTGGTATCAACCACCTGGGACCGTGAATCTATTTCGTTGCCGTAGGGTTCGGCGTAGTATCGGAGCAGTGACTCACGCCGTACTTCCGACAGTTCATCGTTGTTGCCCTGTGCAGAGCTGAGTTCGTCTTCGACTCTAGCCAGCAGTTCTTCGTCTGTTAGTTTTGCCATAATTCCTTATCGTCTAGGCATTAAAAAACCGCCCGGTTGGGCGGTTTGGTTCCACTTTATTTTGAAACTAATTTACCATTTTCACTTTTGAAGGATTAACAACTCGAATGCCATACCCGCTACCTGGTGGGTACCGCACTCCGGCATAGTTGTTCCGTTTCAACCACTTTCTAATTTCCCGATCAGCCTCTTTTACCCCAAGATCATCGAAATCTTTTCCTAGCTCAACTTCCAAAGCATCAGTCATTTCAAGAAAATCAACCAGATCACCCTCTACAGCTACTTTGTAAACTCGTCCTTTATCACCCGCATAAACTTCCGCTTCACCTACATCATCCGTGATGGATACTCCTTTGAAATGAGAATCTAGATCATCGACCGCTTTTAGATTTGTGATATTTTTATCAGAACTACCGTGATAGAAAATACGCTGCTGTGGTTGCGCCATACTCAGTGTCTCGTTTTCGAGAGTTTGTCCCAGTAAACCACTCTGCGAGGCGGTTTCTTGGTACGGCGTGAGGAGCGACGGTCCTCTAATTGGTCGTCGCCTTAATCTTTTTGCTTGTCCTGTTGTCTCGCGGACACTACGGGCGCTATCGTCCAGCCTTTCGAGTAAATCGGATCGTCCGGCTTCGCCCAGCCCCCGCTGAAACGGCTCGCCTTTCCCGCCTTGTTTATAATGGTCGAATTCGCCATGCCAAATTGCCTCTGAATTATATAACTGGTAGCTACCATCAATATTTAACTTATCACCAGCTAAGTTTAACACGTCTTGAATCAGTAAATCGATACGATTGGATAGTGATTCTGGAGATTCTGTGACCTTAGATACTTTTCCAGTTGATGTAATCCGAGGTTGCCGATTCAAGAAAAATGTAATCGTCTTGTTATCCGGTGTGTAGTAGAAACCTGGAGCTGTTTTTTCTGAAATTAAACGATCACCCTTCCTGGGTGGCCCCATTAAACGACCACCCCAAACACCTTGATCCAACTGATCAGCAGCCATAGATGCAAAAGACATTGCCTTTTCAAATGATGGATTGCCACTCAAAACTACATTTAAAGAAACTGTATCACCACCACCTAACGGCCTCGAATTAATTACCATGTCTTGCTGAAAATTCAACCCGATGTAGTTTGCTAGATCGGCCGCTCGTTCTGGAGATGCCAACGCATCAAGTTGAATACTTGGCGGCGTAGCACCACCGTATTGACCACCAGCAATGTTGGCTGTTCCACGAACACCAACCGCGTTCATAATATCTGGCAACACTGTGCGGTAGACATGATCAGTTAACCACTGTTGATCTTTGTACGGCATATTTCGGAATGTTTCACCGAACTCTTGATCCAAGGGCGAACCAAGACCAAAGGCTAATTCTGATGAGATACGTCGTATATTGCTCTGAACTGCTTCCGGTATTGTCTGGACACCACCACCAACCTTGTCGCCCATGTACTTCCAGCCGACAGCTTGAATTTCGCTGGGGGTCCAGTTGCCACCCATGAATCCTTCTTGATTCGCTTCCTGCGCGAATCGATTCATTTTCTCAGAACCGCGTTCATATTGCGTATCGAGAACAACCTTCTTTACATCAACTTTCACTGCGTCAGCCTGGTCACCGAAATGCCGACGCAAGTATTTGTGAAATGTGTCGTCTACAAAACCCATATCCCGCGTCGAATGCACATCCATGACTGCGGGACCACCACCTTCAGGACGGTCACCCATGAAAGTGCGTAGCTCACGCTCGTAGGCTGAATCAACAAAGTCCATCAGCTTCGGACCAGCTCCAGACTCGATGTCGCCACCACCCAGGGCTTGCAGAATCTTTTCTTCCCCCAGACCGGCAATCATGGGTTGATGGATCCCAAGTGTTTTTTCTTCAGCTCTTAAAAGATTACGCAATGCACCAGCGGGACTTTCGTTCTGGTTCCCCAACAACCAGCCGAGCATGTATTTTTCACCGTTACCCCTGCCGAAGATACGATTAAAATGTGACAACCCTTCACGATACCATTTCCTGTAATCCTCGATATCGGTTGGGACCATTGTGCCAACACGTTCCTTCCAATCACCAAACGTGATATCACCAACCACCATTTTTTTGCCATCAGCTTCGAGAACTATCCGATCTTGGGGGGCGCCTACTTCTTCTTTTCGACCGAGCTTTCTTCTGAGCGCACCTTCGGGATCAGGTGCTTTCATTCTCTTAAAGAGATCACCGGGCCTACCTCTAACTACACTTCCTGCCACCAACAGCGGACCCGCGAGCTGTTTGCCGGTCATTTCCTCAGATAGAAAACCCCCTGGAGATTCTATTCCGGCTTTAGCAAGGACAGCACGTTGTGCTTCGTTAAACGATTCGGCTTGCTGATTCAGAACAGGCGCTATTAGGTTACCGACCTGAGTTGCCGCATCACGCCATAATGGACCGCTGGGATCCAAACCCCCAACCAGTGCCGCTGCGTTCAGATTCGGATTCTCTGAAAATTCCATCAAACCCTGTCGAACTTGGTTCTTATACCGATCCCAATAGTCACCGGCATAGTCCCACAACCCGGACGGACCAGGCATCCAATCCCACATGCCAGCCACTAGACGATACCGAGGTCAGGGTATTTAAGTTCGTCTGTCCAGATGGAATCTCCCAGGGGCATGGCGAAGCGGGTGGATTGGACTGCGTACCTGGTAGCCGCCATCAGGTCGTCTTTCAGAGGTACGATTTTATTGTCCTTGCGGTGATACATCCGAAATTCCTCTAACCAATCGCCCAGCGTGTTAAATACCTGGAAACGCCCCTGCTCCATCATCGTCAGCATCTTCATAATTCCTGTTTCGATGGAGTTATTCCCCTTCTTCTCTCCCACGGCAACGGGGTTCGTAAAATGTTCTGGTAGCATGTTGAGGCCGTGGGTTCTGTACTGGTCGGTGAGGCCCGGATTACCCATACTATCCCGTCGGTGACCATCATGAGGCCACGCGCAAGGCGTGAACCCCGTCCTGCTTCTAATAGCCTGTGCATGGACATACGGCGCTGCTTTGCTCTGCCGATAGGTGTCGTAGATGACGATTCTTTCTTCATCGGTTCCATAGGTGTCAGGGTCCACTGCCACGCCAACCCACGCAGTGGGGTGGTCGTAGCCGAAATCTATCCCCCCGATACGCGGCCAGTCGGACGGTATGGGGAAGGGTTCAACAAGAATCCTGTCTTCCATCACAGGGAATACGAGGCCAGAGCCGATAGACGGCCTGCCGTGCTTCCGCATCTCCCTTTCGTGCGGGGAGTAGGTCGCCAGGATCTGCTCCATAACAGCTTCTGAAAGGTGTCCAGATTCACCTTTTACGACCGTTTTTACCCTTTCGGACGCATCATCCCACCCTGCATTCGTCAGGGACTGACCCGGTTTTAGATCATTCAGAAACTGGGCCGTAATACGGTCGAATCCCTGCTCCGGGGTGTAGGTCATCATCACCTGGCCCCTCTTGTCCAGGGTCCTGGTGACGGCCTGGGAGTAGATATCCGAGGGGGGTAGCTCATCCAGCCATACTAAGTCCACTGCCCGGCCATACCAGCGCTCCTGGCCCATGTTATAGGCGAGGAAGTAGAGGTAAGACGTGCCGGTAAGGTGTTGGATCTGGGCGATGGATACGGCGTTTGGTACGCCTGGTTTTCGCTCCAGTTTTATGATCTTGTTTTTCGGGATAGTCCCGGAACCCAGCTCCTCTGGTGAGCCTGGCTGGCCTAACAGCTCGGCCTGGTTTATATCCCTGACCGTTTCGTTAGACACACCCCCCACCCAGACGGTGATGGGCTTTTTATATCTTCGCCCCTGCCACCAGTCAGGATATATCCCGGTGAGGTGAAACGCGGTTTCAGAAGCTCCGCAGAATGATTTACCAATCCGGTTGCCTGCCATCAGCAAACGCTGGGAACAATCCGCTCCGGTATCGTGAAACCTTTTCTGGTACGGGTAGGGATCGTAATCCTCTACCCGGTTATACCGCTCCCGATCTAGGATCTGTCGTTGTAGTTCTACAGCTCTGGGGAGGTTAGCTTCGCTTATCTGATTACTGTAGTGTGCCAACCTGTTCAGATTCAGTCTCCCCCATAAGCTGTGCCAGTTCCGTTCTCAGTTCGGATGTGGACTTCTCCACCACCGTCTGCTCGATCTTCTCCGTGGGCTTGTAGCCGCTACGATCCAGCAGATCCCTGGCTGCCGCTAGTTTCACGGTATCGGATGTGGAGTTTTTAACCAGATCCAAAATGGTGTCCAGGGCCATCCCAGCACCATCCATCAGCCTGGTCCGGGTACGGTCTGCTATCTCCTCCCGAAACTGCTTCTTCAGCTTTGCCCCCATCACCTGGGCTGTCTTCTCAGAATACCCCGCCATGATTGCTGACTGCTTGGCGTTAGAGGTTTTGATGTAGGTTTCTATGAAATTATTCTGCTTGTCTGTGAGCATATTTCTATCCTAAATACAGCGTCCGTACCGCAAAAGGCCCGTTTTTGTCTGAAAGTGGGGTTTTCAACCATACTACCCCGTGATTTCTGAGACCCATTCCCTTTTTACCCCCCTTTTTCTGGTGTTTGTGGGGAAGTGGTACTGTGGATGTGGGATGTATAAGGGTTTACTGTTGGATGTGGTATTCCCCCCATATATCTGGAACCAATATTCATGTTTCTATAAAAAATAAAAAGGGGGCCGGGGGGGGGTCCCAGCTGATCCTGAATCAGCGGTTCTGGGCCTGAATCGGGGGGTTTTCGCCCTGTTTTCGGCTGATCTGGATGTTTGGGGCCAGGTTTGGGCCAGGGGAAAGTTCAAACCAACCGGTTCCGAACCCGCCAGCGGGGCGTGTGGGAGGGTAAAGAATATTTATCTGGACCTTTTTACATCCAAAGTAAACCACATCCACAGTTACCACATCCAAAGTTACAACATCCACCAGAACATCCACAGCTCTACATCCACGGTATATAACGTCTACAACTGTATCTATATATATAGTGGGTAGACAATGACAGTAGCCAGTGGCCGCGCATAACCGCGCTGGCTGGCTGACATCCACAAACCTACATCCAAAACCATACATCCACGACCGGTACGGCCTTAACCTTCGATCATGTACTTAGCTGGGTAGTAGCCATGTTCCTTGTTGAGTCTTCTGCGTTCCTGCTCTATTGGATCTTGGCAGCCGTACCATTCTTCCAGGCTGGTCTGCATGATCGAACGGTAGCCGCGATATTCAGGAGCTTCGTCAAGGTCAACTACGGTTTCTGTTAGTTCGTCCCAAAAGTGTCCGGGCATAAAAAAACAGCCGCGATTGCGACTGTCCTGTGGTTCCTGTTCAGAGTTTTCAGACTACATATTTAGTGTATCAGTCGTGACAAATTATGTCACCCTTTATTGGATCGTTATCACGAGGCTTGCGCTGGTATCGGGTACGGACCCGATGACGAACAGGCTTGTTGAACTTTGGTGCGTGATGCGCCACCGGATTACGAGTGGTGGGTTTCTTCTTTACGGCCATTACCTAGTCGCTGATGTGTTTCCACACGGAGCGCTTTGCGCTTTGTTCAAGGTTGGCGAATATGTCCTGGATGATGGAGTAGATCGGAGCGTAGTGGCGATACCACTGCCTGGCGTTTGACAGGCACAACAGTCGTACCTTGTCAGCCGGTTTGCGGCTGTCCTTGACCGGGAACTGCTGGCCGACTGCGGCCTCGATAATGGACAGTCGAACCAGAGATCGGAACACACCCACCCGCACCAGTGCTGATTGCATATCCGGGTGGTCCATCAGTATGCGTTGCAGCTCGCGTTCCAGCTTGCGGATGCCTGCCCTGTTGCCTGCAAAGCACACCCTTGCATAGAGCGATGCCAGGGGCTTTGCTTTGGACAAAGCACCGGATATGTCTTCCCATGTCAGCTCCGGGTGTCCAGTTCCACGCTCCAACGGCGGCGTGGATGCCGTTAAGAGCTTGAGCCGTTCGAGTGACATCCGTTGGTCAGGCTCGGCATCATTGAAAAGAACTGAATTGCCCGGTGGATAACTTCCTCGATGTTCACAACATCAAAAACTTCCGACCGATCATGTCCGACCTGTTTCTCACCACGGCTGACCACATCCATCGCCGCTATTTCCCAGGTTCGCTTGCAGCGCCATACCTGGATCACATCCGCAGTTGGCGCTGTGCATCTGTGGTTCTGAAGGCGCTGTTCTACGTTTGTGGAAAAGCCGAGCTTCACCCGGTTGAGATCCCGAGCCTCTGGGATAAGGTTGATAATGTAGAAAAAACCCTTGTCGGGTTCTTTGGGTATTTGCTTGTGGTGCTGTTCATCGCCGTACAGTTTTCGCCGCATATCCGTCCCGGCATTGCTGGCTGATATGGACTTCCATCCAGCGGTTATGGCCGCCTGTTTTGCGTTGCCGCCGTTGGCCTTGTACGCTTCTTCCCATTTGCGCTCCCTTTCTTCCCGGTCGAGTACACTAAGAATCAGTCGTCCCATAGTTGCTCCATAAGTAGTACCGCTTCCTGGTCGGGAATACGGATGGTGATGTAGCCAGATGGATCGCCATTTGTACGGCGAACAATTTTGTGGATGTCTTCTGAATCTACTTCCACGGTTTTACCTGTGGATGTGGTGACAGTAATTTTCATACGCCACACATCCCCTCACAGTCCTCATCGAACATATCGAACTGGTCACGGTCAGGGTCGAAGTCACAGTCCTTTACAGGCTTCATAGATCGGTGTAGAAAGAGTCGTTCTTTTTTATCCTTACGAACACCAGGCCGAATCAACTCATCCATCTTGACCGCTTTTTCAAATGACTCAGGATCATGGTCTTTCATATCCTGCCACTGGGTATTAGGCATATACGGACAGAAATAACACGCTGATTTCTTGGGTTCCTCGAACCCGTGTTCATCCATCCAGCGTACACAGTCATACCGGTACATCTGCATTTCGACCAAAGGCCAGCGATTCAGAATCCATTTAGTTTGGTGGGGTCGCATCCGAATAACCTCATCCATCGAGATGCCAATCCACTGACTCACCGCTATATCTTTCGGCCCACGCTGGCCTTTCTCAAGTCCAAGTAGTTCCCGAATCTTACGGTTTATTGGTCTGATCTTAAATTCGTTGGTACATTGACGGCGTAACATCCCAGGACCATGATCAGTCTCACAATAAAATGGTGCGCCAGCAAACCTATTACCTTTGAACCCCTCAATAACTGCGTCTTCCAACCCCTTCTTTTCCATCACCCGATAAACAGGGAACGGTACGTTGGCCTCGACCAGATCCAACTGGTTATAAACGTGTTGAGGTTCTGCGCCGGTATCCGCAAAGATGGCACAGTCAGGCATTGGCTCGATCTCACCGTGTGCTGCCATAAGTGCTAGTGCGGTTGACTGCACTCCGGCACCTAGAGATAGGACGTTTAAGATAGATCGACGATCTTGCATATCCACTTCCTCTTTTTTGGATCTTTACGCCAGCCCCACACCTCTATCCGCATACCGGCATCCCGTAGTCCGTCCAGGTGTTCTGAGTCCTCGATCTTTCGGACACGGGCAGAGATGTTGCTGTAGCTGGTCGCTTGCACTAGCAGTAGCTGTCCATCACGATATGCCGCAATATCCCCGATACCGAAAAAGTCCTTTCGCTTTTTGGTGAAATAGTTGTATGACTCGACGACATCAGGTATCCAACCTTCATCTCGGAGTTTTTTTAATGACCGCGCCATCGGAGTCATCTGAACTGAGTAAGGCGAAGTGAATTTTGTTTCATCACCACTTCACAACTGAGGCTTCCTGTATCGCACTCAGTGATATAGTTATGGGTACTGCAACAGATCGTGTGGTGTAAGTGCCGTTGTCAGCATCGACAATTCTGTACCCATCCGTGTAGGTTTGTGCTTTGTTGATCCATTCATCGCCGTGTGTGTTCCACGCCTTACGCATCTGTAGTGCGGGTAACAGGTAACAGGTTTTTGTGGGGATAAAGGCGTAGGCAATATAATCGCAGGCCATATCTTTAGCGCACCAGCCAGCAACCTTCCTCTCCCGGTTGCTCCAGTATTCCCACAGAATATCCGGCCAAGCCTTGTCCCTGACTTTCTCATCAACAGTAACTGTACGGCCCGACTCCAGGGTAATTACCCGGTCTATTCCAGCTCGCTGCGCCCAACCGTCGTTGTGAACGCTGGACATAACTGAAAACCCGGGGAAGGCGGTCGCGTAAACCTCCCGCCACCACGGCGCCCTGGCCTGTGCGTGGCTTCTAGCTAAAGACTCGGCAAAGTTATGACTCATTGCCCCAGGACTCCCAGCCCTTAACCTGTTCCCGCGCAAACAGCTCAACCCGCGGGACGTGGGGATACATCGCAGTAATGGATTCTCGAAACCAGTCGGGCTTCTTGCTGTGCTTGCCGCGTGATTCGGTATGGACAGACCCCGGCCTGGCACTTTCCAGCGCCGGTGGGGGGGTTCCTTGAGTCGCAACAAGCAATAACTCATGCTGCTGTCGGAAGTAATAGCCCATGCCGATTTGCGGCTTGGCCCACACGGCACAGGTTCGGTAGGTAAAACCCCATGCGTCCAGCACAGAAAATGCTTCTGCCAGTTTTGGACTTGTCGCCCATAAGAATAAAACGCAATCAGGCGAGGCAAGGTCTTGTACTGGCAAGGCACAAATCTCATCCAGTGCCATTGTGGGATATTGGTTTTCGATCTGGCGGCTTTGCGCTTTGGCAAAATCATACCTCCACGGCGGGTCGGCATAAATCACACCATACTTACCTTCAGGCACGTCTATCTGCTTACGCACACCGCTGGCAATATCCTTGACGTGTTCAGCCCTGACCAACCGCCGCACCCCGGCACTGGTCAGCTCACCACCTTTGTCTTTAACCTCGGCTATGTGCTGCTCGAAGTCAGCCTTGGGTACTTTGGCGATCTGTTGGTAGCGGGAGGATTGTTTATTTGAAAGACCAATATCAGAAAGAGTGACAGCGTGGGATTCTTTTCGCCTACCTTGCGGACGCTCCCCGCGCTGTGCCATATCCCCCAACAACTCCCCGCATTTACGCTCGGCCCTAATCTTGATCTCAGCCGCCCAGTTGACCAGTTCGGTGTCGTTGGCCTGTTTGCCGTACATACGCATGGCCTCGGCCTTGTCGCGAATGCTTTTAACTTCATCTACCCGGTGCGCCTCGGCCAGCGCCTTACGGGCAGCCTCGTAACGGACTAACTCAGTCATAAAGCCTGATCCGGGATCTTGGCCCTATCCACAGATATGCCGGTTTCCACCCAATGTCGGAAGACGGAACAAGTTTGTTTGAGAGTGCCGCACCGTTGCTCGAAATCACATCCATCGCAGGGTCGTGTATCAGCCGCGCCGGAGCTTCTCTTGATGCTGCATTTCTTACAGGTGACATTATGTCCATCTTTGTTTGTTCGGGATTTAGAGAACTCACTCAGTGGTTTCTTTTTCTGACACACCTTGCACCGCTTCGTAACATTCAGGCATTTCTGGGAGCTTTCCGTTGTGGAAGGTGTCTGCGACGAGTTTGACAAACTCAAACATCCCCCTTTCTTTTAGCCACATCGCCCTGCGCTTCCTTCCCTGGGGCGTGTTGCTGAAGAACACGACCGATACGTCGCATGGTGTGCTTGCGTAGCCTTTCCTGCCATCTGTGGTCCGATTCGCCTTCCTGTA